TGTGGGAAGTTGCTGGTTTAAGTTCAGATCCAGGAGGATTGTTATATATGTCTATAACTTTCGCAGCAACTGGTGGAACTGCTGGTACGCTTTCATGGAATATTAGTTACGCAGTTAATTAATAAATAATTTTAGGCGGTGGAAGCGAGAGTGGAAGCCGCCTAGAGTGCAATAGAATAAATGACAAAATTTATTTTAATACTTCATCTTTGTTTATTCATTGATGAACCAAAATGTATTTCAGCACAAACAATGCCTTTCGAATTTGAAGATCATTATTCGTGTGTAAGAACTGGTTATCATCAAGCTTACAAAAGTTTAGATTTATTAACTAAAGAAGAAATTAACACCAGTAAGATTGCTGTAAAAATAGAATGTAAAGAACTTCAAGGAGTATAATAAAATGAAAAAATTAAAAAAGATTTGGAATGGTTGGAGTACAACAATTAAAGTTACTGTAGTAGCTGTTGTTCTTACTATTGTAGTAGGCATAATTTTATAATGGCAAGTGTAGTAAATATGTGCAATTCAGCCTTGAATTTGCTGGGTGCATCAACAATAGCAAATTTAACAGATGACACTAAAAATGCTCGTTTATGTAACCAAAGATATGAGCCAGTAAGAAATAGAGTATTTAGATCTCATGCTTGGAATTGTTTACACAAAAGAGTTCAATTAGCTCAAAATACTATAACACCAGTAATAGAATATGATCATGCTTACGCACTACCTTCAGATTGTTTAAGAGTTTTAAAAATTCACAATGGTACAACAGATAGTATTGTTGATAATTTAAACTATAAATTAGAAGGCAGAAACATTATTACTAATGAAAATACTATTTATGTAGTTTATATTGCATTAGATACAGATCCAAATAACTACGATACTCATTTAAGAGAAGGTATTTCGCATCAATTAGCAGCTGATCTTTGTTATGCAATAACTAATAACGCAACTTTAGCAAATCAATATATGGCTAGAGCTGACGAAAGATTAAAAGAAGCAAGATTTATAGACGCTACAGAAAATAGTTTAGAGGTTGTTACATCTAACGAGTTTACAAATGCTAGATTATAATGCCAAGAACCACAGCATCAATTAATAGTTTCGTATCAGGAGAGTTCTCTGCAAAGTTAGATGGTAGAACTGATTTTGAAAAATATGCTTCTGGCTGTAAAACATTACAAAATATGTTGGTGC